CTCTCTTAGTCCACAAAAAGGTGAACAAAAAAAGCCCTAAAAAAGGGCGTGAAAATTATGAGTTCAGCAGGCAAGAACTAGCACCCTATAAAGGTGCTTTTTTAGTTTTATTACGGTAGATTTTTAATAGCTAAGGGAAAACGATAGTTATAGTTGTCGTTGTCAACTTACTAAACTTATTATTTTTAGCTAGATAATATGCTCTATTCGCTATTATATCTGCCATACGTATATGTGGCTTTCTAGCTGAATTACAGTATTCAACAGTTAAACTAGATAGTTTTTCAAATAAGGGAGGATAAAAAATATTCCAGTCTTGGTTAAACGTGCCATATTTAAACTCGTTTAACAGCGCCTCTCTTAACTCATATTTACCATTAGTTGCAGTACTATGCTCGTCTGTAAAAATACTGATCGTATCTACTTCAGTAGTCTCTATTTTACAATCTGCTACAAGACGTTGTAACACCTTTTTCAAACCAACTTTGTAAACATAATCTAAGTAACGCTGCTTACTTCTTTTCTCACAAAAAATCCTATCAAGTACCCTGCCAATACTCACCACTATAGAAAATTTTATTTCCCTATTAAGCGACCTAAACAAACTGGCTTTATGTCTATTTTCAAGCCTACTTGCTTTCAGTTCGCCTTTTCTATACTTACTATGGCTAGTTCTTAGCGCTGTTTCCGCAGATATATATCTTCTACCTGAATTCTCTTTGTCCTCAGAATTTAAAAAAATCACTCCACCATAAACATATATTGTTTCATGTTCTTTATCAAATACTCCTGACTCGTCGGTATAAACATAGATGTCCAATTTCAGCTCCAAATCAAATAAAATAGGGTCGCCTAATCAACTTAAGCGACCCCCTTGCGACTGACGAAGAATACACTTCGCTTAAACGTTAATTCAGTTACACAAGTATACAGCGTATATCTACCTGTAACTATATTGTACAATATACGATATGTTTTGACAAGTAAAAACTCTAAAAATTTTGAAATTAGACTTTTTTATATCTGCTCATGTACTTACAACAAAATAAAGAGATTGGGATGTAAATATCATGTCTTATACATCAATAAAGCGCCCTCTCGATAGCTTTTAGCAAAATCAAGTAAGATTTCAGTTTTAAGTCGCCTATACTCTATTTTATCAATGCAAAGCACTTTGTATAAATCGCAAAGCTTTTTGGTCTCTTTTGGCTTTTTTATAAACAAATTAGCGAATATCTCACGCTTTACCTCGTCCAGATTATCTTTGTAAGCTTCAATCTCTGTAACCAACTCCACTGCCTTATCCTTGAATGCTCCATGCTCGTTTTTTCGTTCTGCTAGTGTATGCAGCGATTTGTAACTTTTTAGAAAATAGTAGGCTCTTCGTGCTGTTGCTATTTCATCTAAAATCATGTATCTTAATCCTTTCCCTTTTAAGTAAAAATGTTGTATACTTAAATTAAACAAAGGAAGTAATCTTGTTCCCCTTGTCCACTGTGTGGTCGGAATGATGGTTACTTCCTTTTTTGAACTATGTCGACTAATTGATTACCTCGTTTTACAATGGCTATATCCACATCTCTCGTCCTTTCTGAGAATATAAAAAGCATCTCGGCACTCCATTTTTGAATAGACAATCTGTCTATGCCCACTTCCTAGATGGTAGTCAACAGTATACCTGGAATTACTGTGCCTCTTGTATACATCAATTAGGACATCTGGATAATTATAAGCTCCTGCTATACCCTTACATCAAGATTCTACTGTCTAGCTTTATGACGTGGTCAACTTGATTAGTTGAGTTTCCTTGAGCTATTGCTCTTTTTTGAGCAAAAGCTAGATAGTCTTGTTTTTAGATTCATCATTCAAAATATTTTAGATAAACTATGAGTACATGATTGCTTTGTCATAATCACCGCCTAAAAAGCCCTCTAACAACCTCTTAGCTATATTGCAATACATTTGCCATCTGGCAAATTAGAAGCTGTTAAAGAGCCTATCAGAGCCTCAGAGAGAATCTGCCCGCCATTCTTCCTGAAGAGGTAGAGGCCGTTCTGGCGCTGAGTTGTCAAGCAAATATAGGACAGTATCTTTAACCTTTACCCTGACCTGACCCTTGAGCATTCGCAGGCTTATCAGAGCCCTTGATACCTGTCAAATCTCGGATGATATCAGCATCAAGATATCCTGGTATTGCTTGATTGAGCTTGATAGCTCCATCGCCAATCATGGTCAAGGTGTTAGCGTCTGCCTCAAAGAGAGGTTCCCATTTCGCGACCGTATTCACAAACTGACTGCGCAAGTATTTCCATTCATCACGCAAGCAAGCTGCTACATACGCCACATTCAGCAAACCAGATCCAAGAGAGCGCTGTGCCTTGCGTCCAGCAAGTCGCAGATTCTCATGACTTGCTCGGATAGCTTCTGCCGAGGATGGATTGTCTGATACAAAGCCAAGGTCATCAAGCGTCAGCCCCATTTCACCAGCAAAACCGGCCGCTGCCAGTCGAAGTTGTTCGGTAAACGGTGACATGTTCGATGTAGTGAACTGACCAACTGTAGGCTTCTCCCCATCGTCATCCTTTGTGAACTGCAGCATGCTTGAGACAGTTGCTTTCCAAGTGTCCATCGGCTCAGCGTCTTGACTCAATCCCAAGACATACTTTTGAGGGAATGAGTAGAACTCGGCTGTCACATCGGCTCGCTCAAGTGTCCGTTTAGCATATCGCTGATATGACATACAAGCTCTAGTAATCCTTGACCGCCCAAAAGGTCGCACAGCGTCTGGTCTGTGGATAATCGGAACTAGTAACGGAGTGCCTGCAGGATTGGGAATTATAAAATCTTTTCCTTGTTTCAATAAATACCAGGTTTCTGTCGGTGTGAAATAAGCCTCTAAAATAGGCGCTCCATACTCATCCCTTTTTAATACTGCATAGCCTTCCGTTAGCAAGCCAGTGATAGGATCTATCACACCAGTGGCATTACTGGCCTCGATTACTTGTAGTCGAGGGGTATCATCTTCACCTTTAGTGATATAGACGAAAGCACAAGAGCCAATTAAGGCTGATAAGATTGCCGAGTCAAAAAAAACATCAGGATTGTTTGCCTGAAAAATCTCATTAACCTGGAAATCATCATTTTCAAACTCTCGAAATACTAGACGATCCGCAAGACTATCCACACCTTTAGCAGCCCAACCAAGAACAGCTCTATACTGTTCACGAATATTAGCTGGTATAGTGATGCTAATCATTCTCTCACGATATTGCATCGCGTACTGCTTATATCTCATGTCAACCCTATCCCTGACATTTACCAGCTTATTTCTTAGATAAGGTATCCCTTTTAAATCCATTTTGTTTTCATATCCTTTCCTTTCGCGCGAGAAAATTTGTACAGTGACGGCGTGAAGCTCTCAAGCTCAAAGGGGGAGGGGGATACCCCCCATACTAGATTTTAAAAAGAAAATTTCAAAAATAATTATTTTAGTTCTTTTATCATTTTTCTCATTGCATCATCCAGCGCCTTTTCATCATCTGTCTTTACACCATGAGTTTTTTTAGAAGCTTCGAGCTGTTGTTTTGCTTCAAGTTCTGCTGCTTGATAGCCTGCCGCTTCTCGCTCCTCATTCATCTTGTTCAGTGCTTTCATCCAGAGTTCTTGTGTTGAATCATATTGAGCTTGAGACTTTCGTCTTATTGCTTCTAAGCCTTCCTCTGCTTTCTTGCGTCGCTCTTCTTGTTCCTGGGTTGCTCCCTCAACCAACTTGTCATACCAAGAATAAGGATTGTTCTGTTCTGTTTCTGTCATATTATAGTCTCCTTATTTCTTAAGTTCTTCAAATTGAACGAAATCAAGTACATCTTTTATCCCTGCAATGGATCTGCCGCGATAGCTATCAAGAGGCAGGGAGGGGATAGATGGAGTGTTCATAACGTCATAGGTCAGGAGTCTTGTCAGTTCATCAAACTGATTATAAATTTCTCCTGATTTTGCTGATAGTTCTCGTAATGAATTGTACAGCGGTTTAGCCTTTTCAATCAGCTTCTCACTCTCCTCTCTCGCTGCGACATGAATCCTATCCTGATATTCTTTGCATTCTTCGGATGTGATTCCCTGAGTAGACTCCAATTTTTTGAGTTTATCAGTCAGAAGCTTCTGAGTCTGCTTTAAGTTCCACAGTTCCCCTATTTTTTCAGACAAGATTTTATAGTCAGTTTTGCTTTCAGCTTCATTCTTCTCTGCTTCCTTTTCCTTTATGTCTTTAGATAGCGACGCTATTTGCTGGCGCAATCTATCACATTCTTGGTTTTTGTTTGCAACAATCGCTGTCAATTCAGCTTTGATTTGATTTAGTGTTTCAGTCATTTCTTTATCTCCTTTGCTTTGCTAGTAATCAACTTCATTAGTTCTATTCTTCAATTATTTTATAGTTTTGTCTCATTTCTTATCCGAGGTTTTTCTAACATTATCACCTCCTTTTTCTCCTGCTTGAATTTAACATATCTTACATTCTGTTAGATTCAACTAGCCTCGCTTAACCTTAGTCTTATCAAGGCATTGACCTGTTTTTCTAAAAATGAATTTACAAATCCTCAATATGTTAAATACAATAGATTTTTATTGCTAAAATTCAATGTATTTCCAACCGTGCCATGCTAGTTTATGAAAATCCTAGACCATGAGCTGCTTACTGTATTTCTAATTCCTCTGAGCTAGAAAATTGCTAATATATGATGTAGTTTTAAGTTTTTTTCTAATTGATGATGGTTTTTCTCTAAATTGATGCCGGTTTTGATGCCGGTTTTCATTTTTGAAAATCCAGTATTACCAAGGGTTGATGACGGATGATGACGGTGATACGGTTTTTTTTAATTTCTTTTTTATTTTCTTTTTTTATTCCTTTCTTTTTTATTTTTTCTATTTTTCTTAAAAATATCCGTCATCAATCATCAAAAGGGTACTCAATATATGATAATAAAGGATTTTTGCTTTTCACCTATCCGACATCTTGCCGGCATCATCCGTCATCCAATTCCCTGTTTTTTCAAATAACCCTTTTCTTGCCCTCTCTTTTCTATTCCCTTGCCTTGCATTCTATCTGTGCTGTAGTTTTTAGCTGCATAGTGAGGGAGGTCTTCCTTAGGTGAAAATCCTCTTGGCAACATTTGACCAGCTGGAATGTTGGCTTTGCTAGGTTTAAAACCATCTGGAAGATTGTTTTTAATCTCTCTATGCAGAGCATTGGGAGTCAGATCATTTTCTATCTGATAATACTCTTTAAAGCTCAGCCAAACCCACCAGACAAAGGAGTTAGGGAGAAAGGAAGATACTAAGCTTTTCTTAAAGAAATTGCGAGTAAAGGATACCACCTCATTCACCTCTTCTTGAAAGTCGTAAACTGCTTTTTGAGACGCTTGAGGATTTAACTTTAAATCTGTCTTAGTGTTTAAAGCTAGGCAAAGTAAATACTCTAGTACCTCTCTACGGCAGATATAGTCATCTTTGATGGCTGGGTTTAACTTTCCAGCAAAACCGCCTTTAAATGGCAAAATTCGGAATCGTCGACCAATAGCATCAGAATCACCGTTTATGATAGGCAGACCATTGGATGACTGGATGATGGTCATTTTTAAATTGACAGAGTAGGGTGTTTTCCCTTTTTCTTCAATTTTGATAGGATCTCCAGTGGTTAAACTAAAGAATGTCGATACATCTTTGATTTTCACTCGAACTTGGACATCATCACCTATTACAACTGTCTTGCCTACCAGTACAGAGGTCTCAAACCGGCTTTTATTCACCTCGTTTATTTTTAGGTTTGCCACATTTTGAGCGCCTACAAGATTTTTTATCAGCTCTTGAAAAGTTCCTTTACCAGTACCCCCTTTACCCAGTAGCCAAAAAACATTTTTCAAGCTCTCGCCTGTAACGCTGGCTTTGATGATCTGCAGAGCCATCCTATACAGTTCATCGTCTCCTCCAAACAAATTTTTCAGCCATTCGGTTACTTTCCAGCCTTTTATATTAGGTTCTTTTGCATCTGCAATATAATTACAGTCAATCTTCCTAATTACAAGCTTTTGGGGGCTAAATGGCTCTGTTTCGCCAGTTTTAGCATTGTAAAGCAGATTTCCCAGCGCAGTATAACGATTATCAGCTTTTCTGCTGATAGCTGCTCTGGATAGCTTATAGATAACATCAAGGGCCTTGCGTTCCGTCAGTTCTGGATTGACAACGAAAATCAAATCTTTTATAAATTCCTCGTTTGTCTCGTAGAAGCCCCTATCAGGATTGTAATAATACAAGGGTTCCCGTTGGCCCTCCATGTCATTCTTTAATCTGACAAAGTGCAGTCGCTGGCGTAGAAATTCAGCAATTTGTAATGCGCTCCGAGGCATTTTCCTTGCGGCGGCTTTCCTAGCCTTTTCCTCGGCTGTTTCTTCTGCAGTTTCTGGGGCTGTTGCTAAGGCTTTCTGATAAGTCTGTTCATACAAACTTTGGAGATCATCTTTTAAAAGCTTCCTAACACCCTTGAAAGTCTTAAAATAACAGTCTTCTTGTAATTCTTGGGGCTGCCCTCGTTCCTGGTTGTCCAGTTCCGTTGATTTACGCTGCTCTATCCCTCTGTCATCCTCGATAATCGACTGTATAATTTCTTTTTCTGTCAAGTTACACCCCTTTCTAAATTGCTTAATTCTTTAATAAAATATCTGGCAAGGGCTGGGCGCTTCACAATAGCGGAGAATAGCCCTGCTATATCTTCACAACTATAACCGTTGACATATAGTAAGCGGACGAATAAGGCTGTTTCTTGCTTGGTGTAAAGACCTAGCGTCAAAGTTTCTAGTATCCAGCCAGTCAGTTTTATCCCGGTTCCCTGGCGATTTTCTTTGATTCTGACTTTTTCAAGGTCTTTTAAGACGGTTATTAGTTCTGGCTTGGCTAGAGATATTGGCATGTCTCTTACTAACTGCCATCCGGCCAGTTTTAGATTCTTGTTTTCTAATTTTCTAAGTTTGATGCCTTTATAAGTGAATTCTGAAATATAAACATCCAGTGGCTCAAAATAGAGGAATTTATAGTGATTCCCTTTTTTATAGACAGTAGTGGGGTTTTCTTTCAAGAAGCTAAACAGTTTCATAGTCTGAGGAGTAAAAGTTAATTCCATAATTGTATTCATGCTCTTCCTCCGTTATCATCCACTCCCAGGAAAATCAAAATATCTTTTATTTTGTAAAATACCTTGCGAGTATCTTCGAGTGGTGGCTGGTAGCGTCTTAACCCTGCCATTTCCCAACGTTTCAAAGTGTTGGCCTTAATTCCTAATTCCTTTCGGACCTCCACAGCAGACATTAAACCCAGATGTTTAGACTTAGGACGTGCATAGGATTCCAAGAAGCCAGCAACCAGAGATAGAGCCTCTGTTTTTAATTCCTTTTCAGTTTCTGCGCTGAATAGTGCCATATCAAGGCCACCTCCTCTGATTTGCCATGACCTTGCCAGCAATTTTCCCTAGAGTTTTATTCATAAGCAATATTTTTTTATCTTGCTGCTCCAATAGATCCAATGTTTGACACAATATCTTGGCCATAAGTTGCTGGTCTTCTCTTGTTGGCTCGTTCTGGCAAGTTTCAATAGCTTTAAGGCTTTCTTTTATTGCTTTGATATCTTTAGACTTAATCAATGTTCGTGCCTCACTTTTTTCTTTTTAGATTTTCAATTTCCTTGGCCATGCTGCGAATGGTTTTCTGTTGTTCTTCCAAAAGCCCAATTATTCTGTCTATATGGTTACTCATTCCAATAGCGAACTCACAAACCATGCTATTGAATAATCCATCATTCTGAAAGTTTGCTAGATTTGCCTCCTGGTCTTTTAACTCCTGCATATACTCAGAGAAATTGACAATGTTGCTTAATTCAAATTTATCGGCCATTTTTGAAAGCCTCCAGCTCCTCAGCATCGTCGCATTCCAAAAGCTGACTAGCTATATCATCAAGCTCGGCTATAATCGTTTCAAATACCTCATAGGAAGAGCTTAGATAGTTTGTTGCTAGGTGGGTAAAGGTGAATAAATCTCGGTCTTTTGCTAGAGAGACCCCAGCCTGAGCCACTTGATCCATTTTTATTGTCTTTAGGATATTAGACAGTCGGCAGCCTAAGCCCTGCAGCTCTTCGACAGTAAGTTGTACAGTTTTAGTTTGTTCTGTTTTTTTAGCCATTTTCTTGTTCCTCGCTTCCTTAGTGCTTATTTCCGAGTTGTCGGATAAGGGTTTGCTTTTCTTCTTCGTTTACTGTATCTGCTACAAAAAGCACATCTAGCTCTTTAACGTAAAAAGCATTACGATTTAGTTTGTTGTGGTCAAAGATTGAGATTTCCATGTTCTTCCCTTTCCTAGATATTTCTAATGGCTAGTGCTTACCGTTTGGAACTCCTGGAAGCTGTCGCAAATTCGATTAAATACGTCAATTAGGTCATTATCCTCGACATATACAGCAGTAAGCTGTCCGTTGTTATTGTGTGTCAGTTCAATCACTGGCTGGGCATAGTTTCCAACCATGTAGCCCATTAGAGCATGGCCACCTGCTTGTGCAGCATCACGATCTAAAAAGTCGTAAGTGAAAGTCCGTTTTGTTGCTTTATCTGAAAATGTTTGTAGTTTCATGTTTTTTCCTCCTTTAGTTGTACTTGCGTCCTGCAAGTTGGATATATGCCCCATATTCTGGGTTTAGTCTCTCGACGGTGCTTTCTTCCGTCTGAGAGCTTTCTGTCACTCTAAGGCGCTCTAGTGAGCTCTGAGTGCTATTTAGATGCCATAGCTTCCAGATTAGGAATAGCAGTAGTGAGACAAAGACGATTGCTTGCTCTGGTGTCATGTCAATTTCTTGAATCATTTGCTTTGTCCTCATTCAAAAATTTCTGCGAGTTCTTTATAGATATGATCAGGAATTTCGTTCAGTGCTTGCTGCTGCAGCTGTATAGCTTTGAGACGGTTGGTGTCACTAGCGGTTTTCTTTTCGATAATCTCGCGAGTAGCCATCATCTGCTTGTAATAATCTTCTAACTTTAGCTTACGGCCGCCTGATGTCTGTTCTTCTTCCTGCTTCTTGTTTCTCAAAAGCTCAAAGCTGACAATTTCCTTGTTCTTCATGGTGAAAGCTATAGCCTTGCGAGCTTTCCAGTTGTTCAAGCGAACTTTTATTTGTCTGTCGGTCCAGTCTGGCAGGCGCTTTCTAAGAATGTCCATAGTGATCTGGCCTTCGTCTTGCCAAAGCTGGGCTAGGTCTCCTTGTGTAAATGGTGTTTTAGTCATGTTTATTATCCTTATCTCTTTCTTTTAGTCTTTATCGGCAGTTTATAGAGTCGCCTCTCTGAGCGGTTGCATTTGATATCCCTTTTTGGTATAATCTAAGTATAAAAAGTATTCTTAAAACCCTTACGGCTTGCCTGCTAGTAAGTGTTTGAATATCATAGTGTGAAAGCCTTGCTGATTTGGTCGTCTGTTAAGGCTTTTTTGTTGCTTCGAGATTTATTCAGCCTGATTGTATTAGTGCTGTAAACTCCTTTCTAATAATCTTCTGCTAGCCATTCCATGGCTTTTTGGTAAATGCAAGGCTTTACTTCTCCGCCGTCTCGGATTTTTTTATATGTAATAGGATTGATTCCTATTTCTTCGCTAGCTTGCTTAGCAGTTAATTTTTTATCCGCTTGCTTTCGACGTATTGCTTTTGATTGAGTTGAGGTGATAAGCAATATATTTCTTCTCCTTTCTTTTTTGTAAAGATTATCTTTACTTGAGCTAAGTATATAATGTTTTTCTTTACTTGTCAATAGATAATAAAAAAAAACTTTACAAAAGATTTCTTAGTAGTTATAATTTAACTGAGGTGATAAGATGCCAACAATAAAAAATAGACTTAAGGAACTAAGAATAAAAAAAGGAATAACACAAGATAAACTTGCAACAGAATTAAATAAAGGTGTAAGTGAAAACGAAAAGCTAGTATCAAAGATGGTTATATCTAATTGGGAAAATAATAAACATGCCATCAAACCAGAGAAAGCTCAACAGTTAGCAGATTACTTCGAGGTTAGTGTAGCATATCTGCTTGGGTATAATGATGAAATTATGACCTTTGACAACGGAGAAGAGTTTGAAAAAGAAAAAATAAGAACTCTAAATACAATCTTTCTGTCTGAATTACGAAAATCTCAAGAAAAAGATGCCATTCAAATTGATGTGCTAGCGGCAATCAAATTTTTAGAAAGTGCTTTAGAAAAAATAAAAAGACATTCTAAAAATGTTAAAAATTCATATATTACAGATCTACAGAAAGCCCTCGATACTTTGAGTAACTTAGCTGATGGCCTAGCAGGAAAGAAGGGAAGTAATGATGAAAAGTAGTTTTGTGTCCCTTGATGTCGAAACAGCAAACTCTTTTAGAGGGAGTATCTGCTCAATCGGACTGGTAAAATTTATAGACGGACAAGAGGTAGATAGTTTTTACACCCTTATCAATCCTGAGGAAGAATTTGACGAGTTTAATATCTTTATTCATGGTATTACTCCAGCAGCAACCCATAGAGCTCCAACTTTTCCAGAGATTCGACAATCTATTATAAATTTTATTGATAATCTGCCAGTGGTTGCTCATTTTGCTCAATTTGATATGGGAGCTTTAAAAGATGCTTATTTGAAATATCAGTTACCTTTTGATGACATCAGTTATTTTTGCAGCTACTTTGTTTCTAAATTTGCATATCCTAGACAAATTAGTTATAAACTTAATGAACTTGCTAAACATTTTGGGTTTAATTTAATTCATCACGATGCACTCTCAGATGCAAAAGTTAGTGGCCAGATTATTTGTAAATTAATGGAATTGAATAATCAGCCAAATTTAATGGAATTTTTACAATCGATACGCTATAAGAAATTAGGGATTTTTGGAGAAAATGGTTTTCTAAGGACCTCTATCAGGAACTCCTATACCCCTAAAAATAAATTTTATACTCCTACAGAAGAGGAACGGGCAGCTATGGATCCATCAAATCCAGTATATGGCACTTATTTTGTGTTTACTGGAAAGCTGGAACGTTTCACGAGGCAAGAGGCAGCAAAGGAAATAGCTCTACTTGGCGGTGTCCCTGAAGGTAATGTGACAACTAAGACAAATTATTTGGTTATAGGGGAACAAGATTTTCGTATTGTTGGGCAAAGCGGACAAAGTAACAAGATGAAAAAAGCCTTTGAACTTCTGGCTAAGGGATATGAAATAGAAATTCTATCAGAGTTAGATTTTTTGAAACTGGTTCAATGACAATAAATAGTTTCCCATCATGACCTTTTTCCTCAAGCTTGTAAAGATAAAATGGAGCAATTTCTTTCTTGCTCCTGATAGATTGTACCGACTAACTTATCAAAACGAATTCTAGGGCATTCTACAACGCCCTGGATTCATTTAACCCTTTCTTAAAACCCTTACGGCTTGCCTGCTGATGAAAAGAAAGGGGAACTAATGAAGATTACAGAAGTCAAAAAGAAAAACGGCACTACCGTTTACCGAGCTAGCGTCTATCTAGGAGTTGACAAGGTTACTGGTAAAAAAGTAAAGACAAGTATCACTGGA